TTAATTTACCTTTATTTTTTGATTGCATAAACTCCTCACCAAAAGCATAGTTCATAACTTGTCTTTGTTCGCTTGGTGTACAAAATTCAATCAACTTTTTACTTAAAATCTCATCCATTTGTTTAAAAGTTAACTTCATCTCTTCACCCTTTGAAGTTCTTTGGTAAGCATTAAAGCGGTATCTCTCCATCTATCACAGTTTATGCGCTCTCTGTTCAAATCACTCTGTGCTTTCATTATGTAAAAAATAAAGATTATTATTATTACTGATATTGTAGTTTCCATAGTTTATTGCTCCTTTTTTATTTTCTTTAGTTCGTTTTTTTCTTTTTCTGTTAATTCAATTCCCATTTTTACTTTAAGATTAATCCATTTTATATCTTTTTCAAAATCTATAAATCCTTTTTTTACGGTGTTTAATTTTTTCATTTTTCTTTATTCCTTGAATCTAATTTTAAAAAGGGGTGGCAGTAACTTTTGCGGAGTTCTTTAAATCCACCACCCCCACGGAGCAATTAATTTTCCATTAATGCTTTTTTAATCTCTTCGGCTTGCTCTTCTCTATATATAATGTTTTCATCATAATAATCTGTAAATTCATTAATATATTCTAATTCCTCATTTATTTGATATGAGTCCATATAATCAAATAAATATTCATTGATGACACCTTCTTCACATTTAAATAATACCGCATTTGTATAGCCTCCTCGAACATCTGCGCCTCCGTGAATCTGTATTAATGTATAATATTCATATTGACCGTCAATAAATAATTCTAGGGTTGCACCTTGTAAGGTCTGAGATAAATCCGATTCACTGTTATAAGTGTTAAAAACTCTTATATTATCTTCATTTATATATTCTTTTAGATACTCCCAAGCATCAACACCCACCCCGTAAGGTTCACAATTTGCCAAGTCTTCAAAATTCTCATTTAGTTTATTGAATTTATTACAGATTGAATCTAGTTCTAAATTAGAACCTTGACCCGCTAAGTAATGAAATAGAGACACCGTTCTTGATATTTCGGGCGGGTTTATTTCACTTGTAATTACTTCAAAATTCTGTTCGGGTTCGTTCCTAAAGTCCTCAAAGGTCTTTTTTTGGTTACGCTCCCAATGTCTATTATTATTAAAACCACTATCTAAAAAATGTTTGCCCGTGTTTTCTGTTAACATTTCATATATTTTATTTTCTACGTTACTCATTGTTTTAGTTCTCCGATTGATTTTTAAATGTTTAATTAAGGGCGGTTATAAGTGTTTTGACTACAAACCGCCCTAACTTTTCCCTATATAAAAGGGTTATTTATTATTTTTTTTACTAAAAAAACTCTTTAATCTAACTTGTGCCACATCCGTTTCTAAAGAAGCTGAATTAACTATACAATTTTCTAGTTTCGTTGTACTTTCTTTTAAAATAGGTTTTTCTTCCCTTTTGCCGTGAGTATCAATAGATAAAGACATCTTCCCGCTTTCTCTTAAAAATATAGAACCCATTGGCATTACGCCACTTTTTTGATGAAAGTGTATCACTGTCACTTTTTCTCCGTCGTTATAAACGTCTTCTTTAATTTCTAGTTTAAAATCAGTATCAGTGTTTATTGTTGTTTTTTTCATATTGCTTGTTACTCCGTGTTTGTTGTTGGCTAAGCTTACTAATTATAATAGATGATTCCTAGTAATAAATAGTAATAACTATAAATAAATAGTATAATGAGACGGGCGCACCACCTGGAAATTAACTGCAAGTATAATAAAAACAACGACTTACGCAGCTAAAGTGATATGAAATCGGCGGGCGTTTATATTATAAGGTGTCACAATGTGCGGGCAATTTACACGGGTCAACCACCCCCCCCCATGACCGCTCGGCGACATCGGTAGGGTATGTATTATACTCTCCAGATATTTTTTATGACCTAAAAGACTTTTTTTACTTGCTAGTTATGGAACTATAAGTGTATGTTTTCGTTATATTTATATGCCGAAGAAAACAAAAACTCAAGTAATTAAGAAAGCGACAAAGGATGTTCAAGACAATCCATACTTAAAAGACTTTCTTAAAGAATACCAAGAGGAAACTGGTTTACAAACACGTTTTACAGCAAAGAAAGATGAGTTTTTATCTTACTTGGTTGCTAACAATGGATTTATATCTCATGCAGCAAAAGAAATGGGATTCTTTCCAGCTTCAGTACGATTCGCAATGAAAGGTGACCCAGCGTTTGCGCAAGCGGTTCAATCTATAAGAGAAGGATTTGTAGCTGAACGATTGGATGGACTCGAAAAAACTTCTTTTGAGCAAGCAGCCAAGCCTGGGAATGTAACAGAACGTATCTTTCAGCTAAAAGCGCACGATCCTACAAAATATCGGGATCGGGTCAACCAACAAAATACACAGGTAAATGTTGTCGTATCGGGAACATCTCCAAAGGATAGAGCAGCCGTATTAAAAAAGATGAAGTTGAACTAACTCGCGAGGAACGAGAATCTATCAAAGATAATATTTTTATGACTCCTAGAGACATATATTGTATGTTTTTGCGTACATCTTTTGGTTTATCGTCTAAAACCGCAGAAGAGGCAACAAATTTTGCGTTAGATTTGTTTGAATTAGATAAAAATGGTAAACTTCCATTAGATTGGGAACTGTTTTATAGGTCGCAGGCTTAATGGATGTAAATATATCCTATCGAGATGGGGAAGGAAATATAACTGCCCCATTAGATCATCAAGAAGAATTTCATTTATTTACTGGATGGAGTAAACATCAAGTATTGGCAGGGTCACTAGGTACGGGTAAAACCGAAGCGATGTGTATGGAGGCAATCCATCAAAGTGCTGCATTTCAAGGGAATTTAGGTTTAATGGGTAGAAAAGTATTGGATTCGTTCAAGAAATCTACCTTAATTCAGTTGCTCGATCTTGGTCAGGGATTTATTCAAAAACATCGCGCCCAAGATAGAGAGATTATCTTTAAAAATCGCTCTAAAATAGTATATATGGCGTTAGATGACTCTCGTGATTCTATTCAGCGTATAAAATCTATGAATTTAGGGTGGTTTGCGTTTGATCAGATTGAAGAAATGACCGAGGCTACATTTATAGCTGCCGCGGGACAAATGCGTAGAAAAAATGCGATGAGATGTAGTTTTCACACCTCCAATCCAGCAGGTCACGATTGGGTATGGAAAAGATGGAAGAAAGATAAAGAAAAACAAAACAAGAAAAAAGGTGGGTATCGTTTAATTGAGACTATGACATGGCAACCTGGAGTTGCCGCGCCCGAAAAAGACGAAGAGGTAAAATTATACTCGGATAATCCTCATTTACCTGCGGATTATATTAAACATTTACTTTCGATGCCTGAACAATGGGTCAACCGCTATGTATATTGCAGTTGGGACGACTTTGCGGGACTTGTGTACCCAGAATTTAAAGAAGAAACACATTTAGTAAAGCCATTTGATATTCCGAATTGGTGGAATCATTATGTAGTATATGACTATGGATATAGAAATCCTACTTCCATTTTATTTGCTGCTTCTGATGATGAAGGAACGATCTATGTATATGATTTAATTTATGTTAGCGAGCATACCATAGAAATGTTAGTTCCAAAAGTAGAGCGTAGATTAAAACGTGGAGTTAATTATACATTCCTAGCTGATCCATCTATTGTTAGAACAGAAAGAGATGGAAATAGTGTAGCGGATGAGTGGTATGAATATGGAATTGAGTGGGAAAAAGCAAAGAATGATAAGCGCGCTGGATTTGAAAGAGTCTCCGCATATTTAAGGCTTGATAGTAATGAACGTTCTAAGTTATTGTTTTTTAAAACATTAAATATGAAACCTTTGGTCGAAGAAATCGTTGACTATAAGTGGAGGGAGTTAAAACATGGCTTTGAAAATCGTAATTTACCAGAAGAACCAGTGAAAAAGAATGATCACGCAATGGATTGTTTAAGATATTTAGTTCATTATGTAGAAGATAGTGACTCTCCTACAGAGCAAAGTGATGATTATGGTCTATGGGGTATGTTTGGAAAATCTAAGAAAAATAGTTGGATGAGTGCATGAATATAAAAGAATTACATGAAGTTTTTGATGCTATGGTGCAAAATGACTCTGAGTGGTTTAGTGCTGCAGAAGAGTCTATGCGATTTTATACAGGAGGGTTTGGTACAGGTCAATGGGAAACAGAAGACCTCCAAACGCTACACGCAGAGGGAAGACCCCCATTACAATTAAATATTATTTTACCAAAAGTTAATTTGGTTACAGGAGTCGAAAGGCAAGGACGTTCTTCGTGGAAAGCAAGACCTGTAGAGTCTGATGATGAGAATGAAGCAATGCTTTCTACCGCTTTATTGTATCATTTAGATCGTAACAGAAAGTTACAAAACCTATTTAGTCGTGTTTTTAAAGATGGAGTAATTACAGGTAGAGGTTGGATTGATGTTTGTGTAGAGCCTGGACAGTTTTATGATGGAGAAATTAGTATCAAACGTGAATCATGGGCAAATGTACACATTGATCCTGAATGTAAAACACAAGATACAAAAGATTGGAATTATTTAGCTCGTAGTAAATATCTTACGTTTAATCAAATGAAGCAAATGTTTCCTGATGCATCAAAAGATATTCGCGCTGTAGATGATTATTTGCGTATGCCTCAAAGTGTTACACAGGAAGTAGGGTCTTATTATCGAAATGCAGAAGAGATAAGTCCCGCACATCATTTAGATGAGTTACATCAAAAAATTCGTGTTGTAGAAATGTGGAATAGGGAGTATGAGCGTGAACATTTCATTATTAATAAAAATACTGGGCGTATATCACAGAATGGGTTTAAAACTAAAAACTCTGCTGGAGAACAAATTAGAGAATTACAGGCTATGGAAGATGCAGCGCAAGTTCAAATAAAAACAGAATTTGGCGTAATTAGTCGTGTAGTTCCAAAGACTTATTTAACCATTACTGCTGGGATGCATACGTTGCAAGAAAAGAAAGCAAACCCTTATATGCATAATCAGTTTCCAATCGTACCTTATTTTTATCATTTTGAAGATATGGGTGATTATGTAGAGACATTTGGTTTAGTGGAAAATATGAAAGACCCACAAAGAGAGAAAGATAAGAGAAGATCACAGATGTTAGATATTATTAATCGTTCTCCTAGAGGTGGTGGTATTTTTGCAGGGAATAAAGTGTCTCAAGAAGAAATGAATGAGGCTTCTACTACAGGGCGTTGGATTGGTATACCAGGATTTAAGGGTAGAGTAAGTGACTTTATGCAACAATGGTCAAACTCACATTTATCTTTGGTCAGTAGCATTGCAGCTATGGAGCAGAAGGCAGAGATGGATGCGAAAGAGATTAGTGGTGCTACTGATCCGATGATGGGTATTGC